GTCCATATAAATTGTCAATGGTGTCTGTTGCTGTTGATAGTTGTAATAGTGGGGCAACTGATTACCAAACAACTGATCATGATAATCAGGCTAGATATGATGATCCTACAAAAACAAATACTGGTGTAGGTCCAATAGCCTATGCTGATATGGGCGCTTATGAGTGGCAAGGTTTGACACCACCAGCAGGTGAGCCACAATCATATAGATTCATATTTTTCTAAAAAAGGAGTTTGGGAAAATGACAAGTGCATTAAATGAAATTTGGGGAAAATTGACTAATAGTAGGGGACAAGGATTTGTTAAACCATTAGACATTAATGGTGATGGTACGGGCGCATTTAAAATTATAGGTGACTATTCATCTGCTGTTGAAGAATTTTATATTCAACCACCTAGTAATGAAGATTATTTTATTATCAGAATTGTATTACAATTAGATTCTGAAGCTGATATAGATCGCGCTAAGTATGGTACATTAGCGGCATTAACAAATGGTGTTAAACTGTATCATGAAATTGACAGTGTAAAAACTCTATTGAATTTTGGTGGTACAGCTATGAAAGATAATCAAGCTTTAATTAATTTTAGTAGCGATATGGCATCTGTAGAATTATCAGGTGCAAATCCAAAAACAAATTTATTTGATTTAAGCAATGTTGGTGATCGTGATGAAAATGCAATATGGTTAAAAGGATCAACTAATGATAAATTGATCTTTGAAGTCAATGATGATTTTTCTGGTCTAATTGATCATGAGATTATAGTTAAGGGATTTAAAAGAATTGTTGGAACTAGATAGGACTTATAATGTCTAAATCAAAACTAATTGTACAAGATAATTTAATTAAGGCCAAAGACAGTCTTGTAAATTTGATTGCAAATCTTGGTACAATAAAAGATAAAAGGACACATACAAAATTTGAGCAAAAAGATTATGATAGAACTGAACTTGAATCAATGTATGTAGATGATTGGCTATCTGGAAAAATAATTGATGTTCCTGTAGATGATATGACACGTAAATGGAGGAAATTTATCTCACCGACTACATCACAAGATGATATTGAAAAAGTAGAACGAGAGGAAACGCGTCTTGCAATAAAAGCAAAAATAAATGAATGTAAAAAATGGGCTCGTTTATATGGGGGTTCAATTATAATTTTAGGAATTGATGGAACTGGTAATTCAGAAATTCCATTAGATATTAATAAAATAAAAAAAGATTCATTAAAATTTATGCATGTTATAGATCGGTGGGATTTATCAGTATATGAAATTAATCAATTAGATCCAACAAAGCCCAGTTATAGAATGCCCGAATTCTATACTATGTATGGTGGTACTAGGAAAATACACTATACAAGAGTATTGCGATTTGATGGTATTTGGCTACCTTGGCAATTGCGAAAAAGGAATAATTATTGGGGTGGTTCAGTTTTACAAAGGCTTTATGATGCAATAAGTAACAGTCAAACAATTGCTAATGCAACAGCATCATTAACATATGAATCATCTGTTAATATAGTTAAAATTCCAAATTTATTTCAGCAATTAGCATCTAAAGATGGGGAGAAAGTGGTCCATGATCGTTTTGTAATGGCTGATATGTTAAAATCAATTAACAATATGTTATTACTAGACCAGAATGAAGATTTTATATCACATAAACAAACTTTTCAGGGATTGCCAGATTTAATCCTAAAATTTTTAAACATTGTTGGCGCTGCTGCTGATATACCTGCAACTAGGTTATTAGGTGTTTCCGCGCCCGGTTTAAATGCCACTGGTGAATTTGATCTTAAAAACTATTATGATATGGTTGCTAGTAAACAGGAATCAGAATTTGGACCACAACTTACATATTTGGATCAGATACTTGTAAGATCAACATTAGGTCATATGCCTGATGATTGGTCTTTTGAATTTAATTCATTGTGGGAAGTTTCAGACGTTGAAAAAGCGGATATAGAATTAAAAAACGCACAGAGGGACCAAATATATTTAGATCAAGGTGTTGTTATCCCATCTGTTGTTGCTGATGAATTGCGGGAAAATAATGTCTATAATGGTATAGATGATGAATTTGTTAAGACATTACAAGAAATAGAAACTGCTGATTATATAGAGAAAGAATCAACAGAAATTGAGGTAATACCAAATGAAGAAAATGGGGAAAGCGCTGGTAGTGATGATTCCAGTATTGAAAGTAATAACGATGATAGTAACATTAGTAAATCAAATAATGAAAAAGAAGAAAAAGAATGATTCTAAGTCAAAATCAAAGAAAAAATCTTAAATCTTATATTAAGAGGAAAAGAGAAAAGAGGAATACAATAAAAGGCGTTGACACACCTAAAGGAAATGCAGTTATATATTATAGAGATTTATTATTGATAGTTAGGGAATTAGAAGAATTCACTAAAGAAAAAATATTACCTATATTAGAACAAAATGAACGTGAATATTTTGCTGATGATTATAGATTTGATTTGTCAAGTAAACTAGATGAATTAGTTTTACAGTTTAGAGGATTGGATCAATATGCGAAAAAAATATCAACTGATATGGTTAAACGTGGAAATGAATTCAATAGAAGAAGTTTTGTAAGAACAATAAATAGTGCAGTTGGTATTGATATATCAAAAATTTTAATTGAAGAAAATATTGGACCAATTATGATCAACTCTGTTGCTGAAAACGTTGATTTAATTAAAACAATACCTGTTGAATATCATACTAAAATACGTAATTCAATATTACAAGGCGTTGCAAGTGGTAATGATTATCACTCAATTAGAGAAGATTTATTATCTATTGGGAAATCAACAAAGAAAAGAGCAAAATTAATTGCTAGAGATCAAGTGAGTAAACTTAATGGGAATTTGAATCAGGTGAGACAGCAAGACATAGGTATAACTGGCTATACATGGCGCACATCTGAGGATGAACGGGTTAGGGAATCACATGCTGATAATGATGGTAAGCACTTCGAATGGAGCAATCCCCCTTCAACTGGTCATCCCGGTTATGATGTGAATTGCCGATGTACAGCAGATCCAGATATGTCACGGCTTTTAGAAATGGTAGCTTAATAGAAACTATAGAAATTATAGAAACTATAGGACACATATAAAAGTTGACATATATAGTGTAATTGTATATTATAGAAAAAGGAACTACAATGTATTTGCATGATTCATATGGACAAATTACAAAACGAAAAAAGACCAATGAGGGTTTTTTATTAGTATCTGCTAAAATAGCTAGAACTGGTATTCAAGACTATTATGCTGGTGAGAAATGTTTTGTTGATGATGAATATGTAAAACAATTTCCACCCGATTCTATAATGAAGGTGCTAAGAATAGATGATGAAGTATTTGATAATGATTCTATGCAATCATTTGCAAATAAATCAATAACATGTGATCATCCCGAGCAATTTGTAAATTCCATAAATTTTAAAAATTTTCAAATTGGACTTTCTAGAGATAATGTTAAACGTGATGGTGATTATTTAATAGCTGATTTAATTATACAAGATGAAAGTGCAATTAAGAAAATTGAAAATGGAATGAATCAAATTTCAAACGGATATGAATGTGATATTGATTGGACATCAGGAGTACATGATCAATATGGACCATATGATGGTATCCAAAGGAACATTAGAGGTAATCATATTGCGCTTGTGGGTTTCGCTCGTGGTGGTTCAAACCTTAAATTAGATGACAAGAAACCAAAGGAGAAAAACAAAATGGCAACTAGGGTAATTGATGGTTTAACCATCGAAGTGACTGATCAAGCTGGCGAAGTTATAGATAAACTTCAAAGTGAGATTAAAAAGAAAGATGAAAAGATCAATAAACTTGATGTTGAATTAAAAGATTCAACGAAAAAATGCGACACATTACAAGGCGAATTAGATGCAAAGAAACTTGAATTAGATAAATCTAAAGATGTAGTTGTGATTGATAAATTAGTACAAGATCGAATGGATTTAGTTGAAAAAGCCAAGGGGCTTTATAAAGATGTTGATGCGACTGGAAAAACTGCAACTGAAATTAAAACAATAGTTATTAATGAAGTTGCAAAAGATCTTGTTACTGATAATAAATCGGCTGAATACATTGATGCTGTATTTGATACACTTACTGCTACTATTCAGGAATCTAGACAAATTGCTGATGCCATGATAGATAATGCACCACCTAAAAACCTTGTAAAAGATGCACGTTCCAAATTTATTGAAAAAAACAAAGACGCTTGGAAAGGAGGCAATAACTAATGTCCGCACAAATAACTTATGAAAGAAATATGCCAATAGCATATGCTGGACAGTTAGCAGATATTCATCCTCGAATTGTAACTAGTAAATTAGCTGAAGGTGGCGATATTGCTTTTGGTCTTGTAGTTAGTCGTGGGACTGCTGATAATCAAGCTACTCTTGGTGGGACAGCTCCAATTGGTGTAACTGTTCGAGATCTCGCACATGAAGGTGTACA